TATTTAACTTTTTGTTTCGTTGAAGGGATAGTCATTTCATATGTCACTTGTGACATTACTGGTAAAGCCATGTTATTTTCCTTTTCTTAAATCATTAAGCATTTTACTCAAATCAGCTGTACTACCGACGAAAATAGAATTATTGGTAGTACTCTGTGTTTTCTTATCTGGCGCTTCTATAGATTGCTTCTTTTTATGAAGATCTAAAAGCTGCGTGTTTATATCTGCAACGTGTTTCATCAATCCACCAACTACTTCGAAAGCTCGAGGATGTTCACTTGCTTTTGCAACTTCTAACGCATGATTCAGCGCGTCTTGTCCCTGTATTAATAAGGTGTGAAGATTGGCTCGAGTAGTCTCATAGTCTGATTCTAGCTTATCGTTCTTGGGTAAAACGACATCTGGTTGAGTTATCACTTCACTCTTGATTATGGGTTCTATCTCAAAGACTTGACTCAGTTTATCATCTATATTCATAATTTTCTTATATTATTTGAAGATTCCACCAAAACCAGTGAATTCTCCTATGTTTTCAGTTGAATCGGTTGTTCTAACTCCATCAAGAGTAAAGTCATTAAATTCATCTTGGAATCCTCTAAAATCAGTAAAGTAATTCTCGGGGATTACTGTTTCTGAAGGATATCCATAGTTATAGTTAGGTAACTGACGTGCAGTTGGTTCGATAGCTGAAGCAGAATCATCGCCTTGTCGTAGCTTTTGGTCATATGTCGAATATTGATATGAGAAAGTCACTTGTAATTTCATCACATCTTTAGAAGAATAATCTAATTGAATAGGAGCAACAGCTTTAGGATAACATCTGTGCAGTGTAACAATATATCTAGAGGCGCCTTGCATATCTTCAACTATGATATTCACTTTATTAGACATATAAGTATTTGGATAGTTGAAATTTTTATTATTTGTATTTTGAACCAAATTCATCCAAGAGTCGAATAAGTATTTTACAGTTAGTTGTTTATCCACGTAAAAATTCATAGTAACTGATTCATACAATTTTTCATATGGAACTTCTCTAAATTCTCCATAGGATCTAACCTGAGCTGTGCCAAGTGATACGCCCGGCAACTGTGTCTGATCACAGAACAATTGAATTGTTCTAATATTTTCGCTTATTGGAGTTATCGTCGTTAATTCTTGTGGAAGCAATAATTCGACAGAAAAGTGACTAGTTTTAGCTATTCCATTCTTGACATTAGATATAAAATCATTTAGTTGATTCATGATATTGAGTCTCCGAATACTGTCATCTTATTTGCTCCTACAAATTTCTCTACTGGTAACATCATTGCAGTATGCCATTGATCTCCAGGAACCTCGATGAACATTGATTTTACATGAGGCTTTAAGTAATGCTTTATACATGGTTCAGCTAACTTAAATCTGCTCATACCTGATATTAAACTCCATGAATATTTTATTCTAGTCGTATCGTCAAAGTTTTTGTTATTAGCGAATTGCATCAATCTTGTCATTAAAAATACTCGATGATATGGTGACAAGTAATGCAAGTTCAATCCCATGAATCCATCTTTAGTAGCCGAGTATGGAAATACGAGAGGAAACCTGTCATAGTATGGTAACTCATTTTTATATTTTGGGTCATAATAAAACATATAAAGCTTACCGGGAACTAGTTTGGTTACGACTCTCTGTTGTGTGAATAGCTTATTAGTATCTATCCTCTTGCGCGCGAGCAACAAAGTCTGTTGCTGAAACCAAGTTTTAGATTGAGTTGCAATCGATTGATCGAATTTATATTTTTCGAAAATCGTTTGCAGGGTTTGTTTTTTATCTGCCATTAGAGTCCTAGGTCATCTTCCGTTAGGATAATAAATTCCCAATTTCTATCTTTAGAGTATCGTTTTGCATATTCCCACTTTGCCTGATTTACTAAATAAGTAGTAGCTTCCTTTAGAAACTTTGCCGTTTGTCGAGTTCCCTGAGGTTTTATAGTCTGTGCTTTAGGTTTTATCTCTACTAAGTATGTCTTCTTATTAACAGTTTCTATCTTAAAGTCTACGAAATACCTATGTATTTTACCATCGAGAGGAGACACGTAAGGTATCACGGTTTCCTCAGAACTCCATCTAATTATAGAAGGATTCTTGTCACACCAAATAGCAAACTTGGTCTCCCAACTCGATCTCATTATGATATTCGATGGGTCACCAGCATACTTTTTGGGGTTAAATGGTACGTATTTTCTTTTATGATACATGTATAATAAATAGACTATACAACTAACTATATTTATACCACTATGGCGTCACAAGCAGATTTAAGAAAATTAGAGAATCAGCAAGCTGCAGATGCTCAAGCAAGCAAAATTGGTAAGGATACGAGTTCCTTTGCACCTAATTTTGATTATATTGCTTCAGATTTTGAAAGCGGCAAGTATAACGTCAAGGGATTATCATACCCTGAAGACTTGATGTCGTCTCCGCAATACAATAATAGCCGTGTCATATTCTATATTAATACATCAGTTGACTCGCGTATATTTGATCCACGTAGATCTGGTTCTTCAGCAGTTGCAACAGTAGAAGGCGTTCAACGAAATGAGCGAAGTCAATTGCTTGGACAAAAGGTATCAACAGTTGAGGCTGGCACAGCAGCCGTTGCAGCAGGTGCAGTAGGTGGTACTGCTATTGGTCAAGCATTGGGCATGAGAGGTGGTGGTGCAGCGGTGGTTGGTGGCTTGGTAGGTGCTGGTGGCACTGCTGCAATTGCTAACTCAGCAAACAATGCTGAATTGCCTGAAGGACAGAAGAAAGAACCAACGTTTTCACGTCCGCAAAGAAGACTAAAGGCTGCAATTGGACTATATATTCCCAATCAATTATCAGCAAGATATTCCGCAGGATGGGGAGAAGAAGATACCGCAGCATTTTCAATGTTGGCAAAGGTAGGAAATGAACTTGGCAAAACACTAACTGGAAATGCGGATGTTAAAAGAACTGGTGGAGTTGCTGGAGAAATCATTACAGCATTAGCAGTTAATGCTGCACCATTTGGCAAGGAAATGGCATTAGCTTCAGGATTAGCAGCTAACCCTAAGAAAGAACAAGCTTTTAAGAACGTTGACTTTAGAACTTTTACATTTGAATATCAGTTTGCTCCTCGTTCAGAAACCGAAGCATTAAATGTTCAGAATATTATTAGAGCATTTAAGTATCACATGCATCCGGAGTTTAAAAGCTCAGATGCATTCTTGTACATATATCCGTCTGAGTTCGATATAGTATATTATCAGGACACCAAAGAAAATCTTAACATTCATCGTCATACTTCTTGTGTTCTTACTGAAATGAATGTTAACTATACACCTAATGGCGTATTTAATACGTTTCCAAATGGTATGCCAACTCAGATAAACTTAACACTCACCTTCAAAGAACTTATGCTTCTATCGAAGGAAACAATCGAGAAATATACCTAATATGTACTTCAAGCAATTTCCACAGATATATTACGATTTTCCAAAGCAAGATTCTGATAACGTTCTTCAGATTCTAACTGACATTACTACTAACGTTAGAGTTAGAAAAGAAGTACTAGAAAATATAACTATATACGATGAATACGATATTCAAGAAGGTGAAACACCAGAAATCATAGCAGAAAAAGTATATGGTAATCCAGAACTGCATTGGGTTATTATGCTAGTAAATCAGCGTTATGACTATATTGCTGACTTTCCTTTAACTAACTTAGAATTAGATCGACTGTGCATTGATAATTATGGTGAAGATAAAATTTATAATATTCATCATTATGAAAAAAATGGAATTGTATCTGAGGCCATCGCTTCATTGAAATTTCCAACTAACGTATATTCGTCTTTAAATATAAATGATATCATAACATGTGTTAGTTCAGGTGTAGTAGCTAAAATTACTGGACTTGGAATTTCTAATGTTAGAATAAGCGGTTCATTGGGCGATGGAAGATTTGAATGCGATGCTACTGCGCTTTCCGCTGGTCAGACGATTACTATCACTGGAAGTAATCTTGGAACAGGTATTATCGACGGCTACAGATCCGGCAACATATATAAAATAGCTGAAACTAATGGTAGTACTTATTTTAAGTTAGTAACTACTATAAACACGCCAATAACAACAAGTGCATTGTCTGGTGCAAATTTCACTGGGTTAATCTTTTCAACTTCGGATGTATCAACTGCTCAGATTTTAATTCAAAAAGGAAAACTGAGTACCGGTGAATTAGTATTAATAAATGGAGTAAGATTTATTCCATTAAACAATAATTATCAATACGTCGGTGTTGGAAATTTTGTGATTGGCCCTAATGCATTTCAAGTAAGTGGTGTCTATACGCCTATAACAAACTATGAATTTGAAATTCGAAAGAATGAATTAAAGCGAAGAATAAAACTTCTTTCTCCTAGACTTATAGATCAGTTTATAAGAGAGTATCAATCACTCGTAACGCCATAATATGGAAAACAGTTCTAGTCTAAGATTTGCAGGTGACATATCATTAAGACAGGTGAGACTTCACTCTCTTAATGGCCAAGTTGCAAACGTAATTAATCAGGTAGAAAGTATATCAGTCTATGAAGATATATTCTCCAATTTTATAACGCTTTCTATAGTATTAAGAGAATCAGTAGATTACTTAAATCTCTTTCCATTCATGGGAGAAGAATACGTTGATATCGATATAGTTACTCCTGGAACTAGTAAACCTATAATTGGTAAGTTTTACATCTATAAAATAGAAGATCGTGAGTATACTCAGGAAAGAGAAGTCGTATATATCATTAAGGCTATATCTGAAGAATTCTTGAGCGATGCTAATACTAAAATTAGCAAGGCGTATTCTGGAAGTATAAGCGAAAGCGTGTTTAAACTTCTTGGAAAAGAAGGACTTAATACCAAGAAGAAAATGTTAGTGCAGACTACAGCAAATACTACTAAATTTGTTGCAGGATTCTGGTCGCCAATAAAGTGTATAAATTATCTTTCCACAAATGCAGTTAGCCAGAAAAAGTCTCCTTCATATCTATTTTATGAAAACAGAGATGGATTTAACTTTAAAGCTATAGACGACTTACTTCTTGATAGTACATATCATACTTTCATAAAAGATAACTATACAAGAACTGAAGTAGATGATGGTGGAAGCGTTGGTAGTATTAAAGACCCCAACGAGGATTATAAAAGAGTAATGTCATTAAGTATTCCTGTTGTCTCAGACTATATGAACGATATTCAGACAGGTAGACTAAAATCTAGAATGATTTCTTACGATATTGTAACTAAAAAATATACGGCAAAAGACTATTCTGTTAAGAAAGATCCTTTGCCAACTACGTTGCTTAATCCCAATCCCTCTTACTCGAAATACGCTACTTCTAATAGTGCTAGCACTATGTTTTCGATGCCAAGATATTATAACAATTTTAGTAATTTTACAGATGTTACTAATGCTAAAACTATACAAAAGAGAATGTCTTTCTTTCAAAATCTAAATAAGTTTAGAGTTACTGTAGAAGTCATTGGAAGAACAGACTATACTATCGGGCAAATAGTAGAATTGAATATACCTAAAGCCGGAATTATTGTGAAATCAGATTCAGATACTCGTGATTTAATGATATCAGGACGTTATTTAGTATCAGCAGTAAGTCATTATATAAACCGAGAAAATCACATGTGTACACTGGAACTCATAAAGAATTCTACATTAGTTGACTTGAGTAAGGCATAATATGTTATATACTGGATGCGTTGAAAATAGAAATGATCCTCTTAAACTTGGCCGATGCCAAGTTCGTGTAGTCGGCATTCATACACACGATAAATCTTCATTGCCAACTGAAGATTTGCCTTGGGCATATCCATTACAGCCAATTACATCTGCGGCGATTAGCGGAATAGGATCTTCTCCACTTGGTATGGTAGAAGGATCTTGGGTCGTTATAATGTTTAGAGATCCAGATGAACTGCAACAACCAATAATACTTGGTACTGTTGGAGGCATACCTCAAGAAGAGAACAAAGCAATTGATGAAGATGAAGATGAGTCAATTTCTATAGATGGTATTCCCGAGAAAACAGAACCAACACCAAGAGGTGATGTAGTAACAGATGGTTCAGGGAATACTGTTACTGATGGAAACGGCAATCCTGTTACTACAGGAACGACTACCACAACACCAACGACGACAAATCCGGGAGCTCCAATTACGACTGCTACAAGTAAGTCGTTAAAGATACCTGGCGCTTCAGCAAAAAAAGGAATCGATGCCTTAAACAAAGCAATGGATAAAGCTGGGTTCACTGGAAAGTATGGAAGAGCTTCTTTGCTAGGAATTGCAATGGGAGAAAGTGGATGTATACCTCAGGCTGAAGGATATTATTACTCATCTGCAGCAACGTTGATGAAGGTGTTTGGTTATACATTTGCGAATAAACCTGAATTAGCTGAAAGGTATGCTAGATGGAAAGGTACTAGAGAAGCGTTCTTTGATTTAGTGTACGCTCCAGAAAATAATGGAAGACAGCTTGGTAACACTCAGCCGGGCGATGGTGGTAAATTCTATGGAAGAGGATTCATACAAATAACTGGTAGAGCTAATTATGCAGTATACGCAAGACTAGCTGGTATAGACATCATCTCTCAACCAGATTTACTCAATACAGACTATGATGTATCAGCTGATATTGCTGTTGCGTATATGAAGCGCAGAGTCTCAGTAGATACAACCGATCCGAGTTATTTGGAAAAAGCGCTTAGAGCTGTGGGCAACGATGCTGGCACTGGAGGGTATGAGAAAAAACGAGCATACTATCAATATTTTCTAGGAGAACCTGCGCCTCCGCCAGAACAAACCGACAAATCTACAAAACCCGGTACCGAATCTCAGGGAGTTCCTATTGCGCCGAACGGACTTCCAGCTGATCGACAGAATAATATAAATGTTGGATTTAATGATCCAAATATGAAATATCCATTGCGTGGATACATTGGAGAACCAGACACTAATCGTCTAGCGCGCGGGAAAATAACTGGCACTATAGTCGAATACAAAGATGGTAAAAGAATAGAAGGAGTTGAAACCGGCGGAGGTTTCTCTTGGACACAACCAGACATTCCGTATAATGCTAAGTATCCATACAACAAAGTAATGGAAACTGAATCAGGTCACATTATGGAGTTTGACGATACTCCAGAAAATGAGCGTGTTCACATCTATCATCGTAAAGGAACTTACACCGAGATAGATGCTAATGGTTCACAAGTAAATCGCATAGTTGGCGATGGCTATTACATCATGGAGCGTAATGGTTACGTATACGTCGGTGGTGACTGCAATCTAACAGTAAATGGCAATGTGAGACTTTTAGTCAACGCTGATGCATCAATCGATGTTACAGGTGACGCAAAGATTAATGTTGGTGGAAGTGGTAGTCTAAACGTTGCCTCAGATATGAATGTAAACGTTGGTGGTGTTCTTTCAATGAAAGGATCAACCGTTAATATAGAATCAACTGGTGATTTTAATCTTTACACTGCAGGTGCTAATAAACTTACATCTGGTGGTAATATGGAAATCAATGCGTCAGGTGATGCTAATATTGAAGGTGCTTTAGTTCACCTTGCTGAAGGTGCAGCATTGGCAGAAACATCTGGCCTAGGTAATCCGATTAGTGCAGGAACTAAGAGCTCACAAACTTTCGAGCAATTAAAAACTCCTCCGCGTAATCTAGAAGAAGAAATATTATTTGAAACTCCTGAGGAGAATGCGTCAGATAATGCTAGGGCTTATCACTCAAATAGAGATACTGGAACACCGAAGACTGATCCTAAGGAAATAGAGACTATTGCTAAACCTGAAAATAGTGCAAGAAGTACGAATCCAGGATGCGAGGTTATCTACGGTATGTCGTCATTCCCATCATCTTATGTGCTTTACACTGATAAGACAGGACATAATTGGACGATGGCCCAAGTACTTCGTCAATACTCAATGACTCCTGGAAGATATGGTGCACCAGTAAAAGACTATACTATACAAGATCTTGTATGTAACCTAAAAGCGCTATGTGTCAATATTCTAGGACCATTGAACGAAACGCTTGGTCCAGTAAATAAGTCTTGGGTTATAACGTCTTGCTATAGAAGTTCTATAGTTGATGGCGGCTCTCCAACTTCTCAACATATGACTGGTAGTGCTGTCGATATATCGATTGGCGGTAATTATGGATATAAGGTTAATTATGATGCAGCCGTGAAACTAGCCGCTATACTACCATATGATCAGATGTTGTTAGAATATCGTGATCCTGGTGTAAATGGTAATAAGGATAGTAAGAGAATCAACTGGTTGCACATATCGTATAATAACTTTGGTCCGGGTAGAAAAGATCTACGCACGTTCTTAAATGATAAGACCTATAAGATGGGATTAACATATCTTGGCACTTAGAATAGTTAAGAGTAATGCGTCTGGGTTTCCTGTTCCAGCAATTCCTTCGAGGTACAATGATCCTGAAGGCACTGGAGCTCCAGTGAATACACTAGAAGGTGTATACGAGAATGGCTCGGCGTTTTCCGTTGATATAGCAATTCAAGAAGAAGTAATAGTTGAAGGTTCTAGTACATACGTTGATGTGCCAGTCACAGAAGTTACTGCTAGTAATTTGCCTTCTGGAATTACAGTCAGCAAATTTACAGATAAAATTCGTATAAGTGGATCGCCTTTTAGCGTATTCACAGATTCATTTTATCAATTTGTAATGAAAGATAGAAGTTTAAAGATATTACCAGTTGACACAACTGAACCGGTGCTAGCGATAGTACGTTGGTCACCACCTTCTACTAAAATAGCTTATGATGTACCGTATACCATAAATTTGAAATATATGTCGAGCGGAGTAAGCTCTGTAGAAGTATCCGAAACTATAACCATATTGCAAGACATATATTGGAATTATGGCGTAGCAGTCGCTGGATTTAGAAATGCTTTAGCTAAAGGAACGATATAATGCCAGCTGTCGCAAGATCTGGAGGCTCAGATTCAGTATTATCACCTGACGGAACTGGACATAAGTGTAGACAACCTATGACTACAAGTACTGGAGTTACTAGTCAAACTAGAGTTACGTCAATGGGTGTTCCAGTTGTAGTACAAGGCGATTTAGTTGGAGTTCATAATAGATCTGGATGCGTACCAGATGTATCAACACTTACTAGTTTTTCTTCTAGAGTTTCTGCTGTTGGAAAACTCATAGGTCGTATTGGAGATGTGTATGGAGACAATACTATTACTAGTGGATCACCTAGAGTTTTTAGTAGTTGATAGTATCGAAGATACATTATACCACAGCTTGAATGCCCTGTAAAATCAAATAAATAAAAGAATATGGCACGAAATACAAGAACATTTTCAGATCTAGACTTCAATTTTGGCTTGCATCCGGCAACGTCAGATGTTGTCACACGTTATGATGAAGATGCAGTGAAACAGTCTATAAGAAATCTAATTCTTACACAAAATTTTGAAAGACCATTTAGAAGTGATATTGGGTGCCAAGTTAGAGGTCTTCTTTTTGAACCAATCTCGCCGCTCTTGACTTCTATGATAGAAAGAACTATCTCAGATACAGTAATAAATTACGAACCAAGAGTAGATCTTCTTAACGTTGCGGTTAAATTTAGTCCAGAGAATAATAACGTATACATCAGTATAGCGTTTAAGCTAAAGAATACGCAAACGCCGTTAAATATCAATTTAATCCTAGAGAGAACTAGATGAACACGAATAACAGAATACAAGTATCTGAGTTAGACTATAATCAGATACGAGAAAATCTAAAGACTTTCATGCGAGGTCAGTCACAGTTCAGTGACTACGATTTCGAAGGATCTGCTCTTTCTACATTGATTGATTTACTTGCTTACAATACACATTATAACGCGCTATATACTAACTTGGCTGTTAACGAAATGTTTCTCGACTCAGCTAGTAAGAGAAGTAGTGTGGTGTCTATAGCTAATAATTATGCATATACGCCAACTTCAGCAAAAAGCGCTCAGGCTACGTTAGCTATCACAGTAACTCAGCAAAACGCTACTGCACAATTAAAATACATTCCAAAATTTTCAGCGTTTTCTACTACATACGATAGCATCCCTTATGTATTTTACACATTGCAAGATTATGTGGCTGAAAGAAATGGGAATATTTACTATTACCCATCAGTGAAAATCTATGAAGGTCTTCCTCAAACATTTGTGTTTATATGTACAGAACTGAATCAAAAATTCGTTCTTCCTAATGCAGACGTTGACACTTCGACTTTATCGATTACAGTACAGCCCACAGGCGAACAACCGAATTATGAAAAGTATACATTAGCGAATAACATAATTTCTTTAACTAATGCAGATAAAGTATACTATTTAAAAGAACTAGAAGACTCAACTTATCAACTTTCGTTTGGCGCGAATGGTTTAGGATTACCTATTGCAATTGGTAACATCATTACAGTTCAGTATTTAGTTTCTAGTAAGGATGCTTCTAATGGAGCTTCTTTGTTTACATACACTGGTGAAGGAGTTGGCGGTGTTGTAGCATGTTCTACAACATCATCTGCATTAGGTGGGCAAGATAAAGAAACCGTTGATCAGATCAAGTATAACGTTTCTAAGACATACTATAATCAAAACAGAGCTGTTACTCCAAATGATTATAGTTCTATCATCACAAGACTATATCCAAATTTAGATTCTATTAGTGTATGGGGTGGAGAGGATAATGATCCCCCACAATATGGAAGAGTGTTCATTTCAATTAAACCTAAGAATCAACCGTATTTAACGCCATCTGAAAAATCATATATCACTGAAACTATATTAAAGTCAAGAAATATCGTATCAGTGTCTCCACAGATTGTAGATCCTTCGTATATTGATTTGGCAATTGATACAACTGTGTATTATAATAAAAACAAAACAACTAGATCCGCTGATCAACTAATTGCAGCAGTGAATACCACGATTCAGAATTATAATGACACTTATTTACAGAAGTTCGATGGTGTCTTTAGAATGTCAAAATTCTCGTCAATGATAGATGCTACAGATCAATCGATAGAAAGCAGTATAACAACGTTTAAAGCCTATTGTCAGGTTATACCTAAATATAATGTGTATTCAGAATATAAACTGAATTTAGTGAATCCAGTTTACAGCGCAGACGTTCCAGAAGAAGCATTTTCTACTACTGGATTTTATATAGATTCTACTGACATTGTGCATTATTTAGATGATGATGGCGTTGGAAATATTCGCCTTTATACTATTGTAGAAGGAACTGGCGTAAAGTCTATTAAGGATGCTGCTATAGGCACGATAGATTACGCTAATGGTTACATTTATGTTAAGGGTTTGACTATAGTTAACTTAGTAGATGCTAATTTTTACTTCATCATAAAAACACAATCATACGACGTAGCATCTATACGAAATCAAATTGTAAACATACCAGATAGCAGAATAACAGTTAGCGTTGTAGAAGATCTACAGTCTTCTGGAACATACGCAGGCGGAACTAATTATAAGTTTACATCAAGTAGAAATTAATGTCAAACAAAGCAAAATTATCTAATATAGTTCAGCGACAATTTCCTGAACATATTAGAGAAAATTATCCAGGACTAGTAGAATTCGTAAAATTATATTACGAATTTCTGCAGGATTCTCAGGTGCAAGATCTTGAGAAAATACGCGACATCGATACTTCTTTAGATGAATTTATTGATAGTTTCAAGTCTGAGTTAGCAAAGAATGTCCCTATAGATAAGGCTACTGATAAGAGATTATTATTAAAAAATATAAGAGACTTTTATCTTTCTAGAGGTAGCGAAGAGTCTTACAAGTTTTTATTCAGAACATTGTTTTCGAAGGAAGCTGAATTATTTTATCCTTCTACACAAATTTTAAGAGCATCAGATGGTAAGTGGATTCAAGATGTTTCTATATTCTTAAAAGTCACTGGTACTACTACAACATTGTTTCCAATTGAAGGCGTGTTTATAGCAATAACTACGCCGACTAAGTCCATAACTACGTATGTTTCAAGTGTTGTAGAATATTCTAACGATATATTTGAAGTTTTTATCGAAAGAGAATATCAGAATTTTATAACTGTAGGTTCTACTATCACGTATTCTATAGGACAAACAACTTATACTGGTATTGTGCTTCCGTGTCCTACTAAAGTAAGCATATTTAATCCGGGTTCTGGGTTTAAAGTTGGTGATATATTTTCATTAAAGACGTCCCTTGGACGTGGTTGCACCATTAAAGTCACTAAGGTAGATTCTAATGGAGGAATAAGGGCAATTCAACTCGTTAGATTTGGATTAGACTATGTAAGTACATTCTATTCTTATTTGTCTAGCGCAAAAGATATAGCATATGAATATGTACATCCCGCTAAATTGAATCATCCAACTGGAAATTGGAGTCCTACCTATACTGATCCAGTCGACGGTATGGCAAACTATGGTTATGCATCTCGTCAAACATACTTTTATGTAGATAATCAAATACCTGTTGCAGATGCTTCATACACTGCTGATCGTTTATATGCAGATGGAACATATGTAGGTGAAATTGTAGGATCTTTCTTTGACGAGGCTACACCTAAGAGCGAAGAAAATTTAGCAATTATACAAGTAGATCTTGGTGCAGTTGCAAAATATCCAGGATATTATTCAACTTCTGACGGATTCGTTTCTGATGAAATGTATATCCATGATGGAGAATACTATCAAGCATTTTCTTACGTCATTAAAGTTGAAGAAGAATTAAGAAAATATTCAGACATTGTAAAAGCATTAGTTCATCCAGCTGGAATGAAATTATTTGCAGAGTACAATATAACTAATATTATTAACGTAGCTGCAAGATCAGTATTAGTACAATCTGTTCTCCAGTTGCCAGAAGATGGTACCGACCTTATAACTGTTACTGATAGAGGTCAAACGTATAGTAGTTATGATACTACATATTCACAAGAACTTAATGATTGGGTTTTATCGCCATCAGCTGGCGCTAGTATAGTATACTCTGCTCAAGGTAAAGCCTCACTATTAATGGCAAAGGTTGCATCTAGTATAGCATCTGCAGTCACACTTGAAATTCAAAAATCTATTGGTAAAAACGTAGATAGCAGTCAGAGTCTACAGGAGCTTATATCAAAAGAATTTACAAAGAGTGTATCTAGTGTAATAAGCGATATAGCATCAACACTAATATCTAAAGAGTTGACTAGACTTGCAGAAAGCAATTTAGATATGTCAAATGCTTCATCAGTAAGCTTACTGATGAATAAAGTCGTGAGCATAACTCAAACCATTGCTGACGATGTATCTAAAGATATAGTATCGAATGTTTCTTCGAATCTAACTTCTTTAATATCTCAGGCAATATTGAATCCTATATTAAACAAGAATAGTGCAGTTACTACTACGTCGGGAATTAGCTCTTTATCAATGATACTCGGTAAAGATAGTAGTGCAATACCAACATCTGCTCATTCATTAAATCCTATATTAAATAAAGCTAGTTCAGCTAGTACTACGTCAGGCATTAGTTCTTTATCGATGATACTCGGTAAAAATTCTCCTGTTATACAAATAGATCAAATTGCTAGCACATTTACTAAACCGCTCGGTAGTTCTGTAACTATAAATGATGTGCTAAGTAAGTTTCTACCTGTATTGAATTTTTCGTCATCGAATATTACTTTTACTGATAATGCACTAGTAAGTAAAACGCAGATTCTCGATCCTGACACTATTTCTATATTAGATAGTATCTTTAAAGAATCTATTACTAATGTTTTAGATTCAGCATTTGCTACAGATGCTGATTTTGTTCGAAACATTTCTAAATCTATTAATTCTCCTGTAACTAACACAGAATTAATAGAAAAGAATTTCCAACTTGGAACTATATCCGATACTGTAAGTTTATCTGACATTGCATCTCTACTCAGATTCTTAGACTTTATCGATTCGTTGGCACCAGCAGATAGCAGTAGTAATAATTACGCGAAAAACGTTTCACTGACTCAGTCTTTAGGTGAATCTTTCAATAATGCATTTACTTCTAATTTAAGTGATCCGGCTTTTACGCAAGGTGGTAATCTCTTTGATGGCAATGGCAATCCAACGATTATATCGATGCTAAAGACGATTGCAAAACCATTGAGTGAAACATTATTTAATCCGCAGTATGATACTACACCAGCAACTCGTGCAGATAACATAACATTCTTTTCCGATACTGGTAGTAATTTAATAGCACTTGACGGAAATAGCACACAAGACTTTACTGGTTATGGTCTATATGTTCCAAGGCGTCAATATAATACTGGAAATTCTTCTACTCCACTTGGTGCTCTAAACACTCCAACATTTAGCAATGGTAATACTTACACTAATTTTCTAGGTCAGACTGTAGTTTTGGATTACATAGCAAGTCAGGTTATTGAAAATATTGTAACTGCTTATAAACCTAAGAGTGCTACGTACACCGTATCGATGACTTCTTCTAGAACTGCTGCTGGAAGTCCTTTAGGTGGTAGTGTTCAGTACTACAGACACATTTCTGATAGTATTGGAACACGCACGTTCACTTTTGCAAATTCGAGCGATGTTACAAATTTGAACGCAGCAGTTGGAGATTACTTATGGTGTAGTGGATTTGCTGGAGGAGATCTCGTGTCAAATCCTCCAGAGACATCAAACGACCAAACGTATTATTATTATATTCTTAATGGATATGGATGGAAGATAACTGCTATAGATGTAGTAGCTAAGACTGTCACATGTTCTGCATTATTCACGTTTGATCGTTATAACAGCAATAATATAGTAGGTCCTACTTCTGGAACTGGCCAAGTTTATAGAATGACATCGCTTCAGCTTCAAACAAATGCATTAGCTCAAGGCCGCGGTAATACGTTCGATGGATCATACTCTACAGTTATATTCGGATTCCCAAGCTCCGTAGAAACCTGGACTCTAATCGATTACATGACTTTGATGCCGGTTGCAATGCCAGATATTTTGTCAAATAATCTTGCTAAACCATTTTCATCAGGTGCCACTTCATCAGATAGTAATTCATTAGTTACTAACCCTAACTTTGCCGAAGCTATAGCTCAATCTGATACAAATACTTTTACGACTGAAAAGTCACTCACAGAAACAATAAATACAATTATGGCAGGTGCGATATCATTAAATCCGTATGCAGCAGAGGAATACGGCACTGCAGCGGAATTATATAGCCCTGGAACTTTATTAGACTAACGTCTACAAACTTTAATTCCTAATAGGAGAAACACAAATGATTTTAATTCCAAAATATAGAGACTCGCTGCAGCTTCAAGGCACAGTTGGTCTCGTTTTAGTAGATGCGCAAGGAAACGTTAAGGATGAGAGATACTTCTCTAACTTAGTCGTTGATACTGGTAAGGATTGGATTTCTAAGCGTTTTGCTTTAGCAACTCCATCTGTTACACCTATGACACATATGGGTTTAGGCACCGGATCAACTGGACCAAGCGATACAACTAGAACGACTCTTCTAACTGAAATTGGAACTCGTAAAACAGTTACAACGGATACTACTACAACTGCACAAGTTAAATATTCAGCAACTTTCAACGCTGGTGAAGCTACTGGTGCATTAACAGAAGCTGGTGTATTCACTGCACTCACAGCTGGCACTATGCTTTGCCGTACAGTGTTTAGCATAGTTAACAAAGCAGCGGCTGACGTTCTTACAATTAATTGGACAATTACAATTAGCTAATAGCAAATTAAATGGCAACGAATCTATTAAAGTTTTCACTAAAAACTAATATTGTTAAATCGCTATTTCTCGAGGTTATTTCTCGAGTGGCTAGATTTTACTATGTTTTTGGAAGACCTCAACCTTGGCCAACTATAACAGCGACTGATACTAACAATCAGACGTATGTTGTTTCAAGTGAGGATGATCCACCTGCACCTTCTGACGCATATCCCTATGAGTTAGAAACTCGCAAGAATATGACATATGCTAAGCTTATCGATTCTAACGACGTTGCCATTGTTATTAATAGAATTAATTGGTCACTCGGCTACGTGTACGATATGTATGACGACTATTCATCTGATAACATATCGTACAACGGAGCTACGTCTTTAGATCAAGCAAAGTTTTATGTCTTAACTACTGAGTTTAATGTATATAAGTGTCTATATAATAATAACGGCACCGGTTCTATACATATGCCAATTGGCACTTCTCCTGAACCTGTAGAATTTAACGATGGTTATATATGGCAATTCATGTATACCATTCCTCTTTCGTTAAGAAATAAATTTTTAACTAAGACTCACATGCCGGTAACTACGGCATTAACTAATCAGTTTTATTCGCGTGGTGCTATTAAAACTGTAGCTATATCAAATTTTGGAAAAGGATATATCGCAAATACGTGGAGCGTAAAAAGTATTACTGTAAAAGCTCCTGGTGTAGGATTTGCTGATAGCATTCTTTCTAATGTGACTGTTGGTACTGCTGGCCAGTTTACTTGTTCTAGTACATCCCTTGCGGTGGGACAAACTGTTACGATAAGTGGAACTGCAGGAACTATTCCTATAGTCGGATACACTAATCCTACTACATATAAAATTAGTGCGACTAATGGATCAACAACATTTACGCTAACTACATTAAATGATGCTGCACTTACTACTACTAGTGGTGCGGATTTAAGTTCATTCCAATTCTATATTCCTAGAGTTATATTGACATTTCCTGCTCCAACTTCTGGAGTAAGGGCAACTGCTTTGGTTTATACTATTTCGGGATCAGTATCACAAATCATAGTTACTAATGCTGGTAGCGGATACACTTCACAACCAACACCAACTGTAACATATGCAACTGGTAATACTGGAAGTGGACTTGACTTTTTTGTAGACTACGATAATATCACAAACAGTACAGCATTCACTCAGCTTAAAGTTATTGGTGATGGATATAACGAAGAAAACCCTTATTCGATAAAAAGCGTTAATATAACGAATAGAGGTACGTTTACAATAAAACCTGCTGGGGATTTATTCACTTGGCCAAGTCCAGATCTTCAGTACGGAAAATTTCCTAGTATAACGACAGTGTTTAGAACAAAAACCACTGTTGCTATTACTAACGTTGTAACTGCTGGTACTGCTGGCACCGGACAATTCTCTTGCACTGCAACAACGCTCGCTGTCGGTCAAGAAGTTGTAGTAACCGGAACAAACACTGGAACTGGAACTATAACTGGATACACAACTCCGAAGACGTATAAAATCAGCGTAACAAATGGTTCTACTACATTCACCTTGACGGAAACTAATGGAAGCGCTATCGCTACTAGTACTACCGCAGGATTAACGTTTACTGGACTAACGTTTAGTAGAATCACTGCATATGAAGTAGACACTATAACAGTAAATGATGGTGGCTATGGTTATTCAAATCCATTTATATTTGGTTCAAATTTGGGAGTCGGTGGCACTAACGTAATAGCTGGTCCATTGATGGATAATGGAGCCGGTGCGTCAAGCGGATTCTTATGTGATTTTAATATTTCTACTCAGAAAAATGAAGCTGAAATAGTTCCTCTTCTTACTTCTGCAGGAGAAATTGGTGGATATGTAATCACTAAACCTGGAATAGGATATACGTTCGCGCAAGTAGAAGTCATTGGTAAGAAGCGAATAGACGGACTTATAAATGCTCCTTATGTTGATTTGGTTGGAAGTCCTAACACTGACCCTGGATATGTTGCAGGGTTTAGTAAAGCAGCAATCTTACTTGGATTTGGAGTTGGTGATTTAGATACAAAACAATCAAACGTAGAATTATTAGCTATTGATGGCGCCATATTCGTAATTAAAGTAGAGAATGGCGGAAACGGTTATGATTCTAATACAGTAGTAACTATAAATGGAAATGGTAGTGGATGCACTGCTGTGCCAGTTATATCGAATGGTAAAATCACATCAATAAACGTAACTAATCCTGGTAGTGGTTATAC